TTTTATTTTGTAAAATTGTGCCGATTATAACAACAGCGACACGTTTTGCGGCCTGCGCGTTGTACTTTGTACATGGTGATTGCAATGGAAAATTTTAACAGCCATCACGGCAGACGGCGCAGACGGATAAAAAACCGGATGTCAAGCGCTGAAAATCCGATGTATGGGACAGCTAAGACTTGACAAATGAGTATTTTTGTGAAACTGTTGAAATACAACTGCAAGTTGTGTAAAATACACTTACAGGTTTGTTGCAACCATCATTAAAACAATCGAAATTACAACGCAAGGTGCTTCGTGCAGCTTTTTTCTGATTGGAAAAGCAGGGCATAGCATAAGAGCTGCTATAACTCCTAAAATTGTAGCGAGTGCATTCCCCGCCCCAAACGAAGCAAATAAAAATACAACGGCAAAAAACCATTGCGCACCAATTCCGACTTTATGCCAATCCACCTTAACTGCATTGCGCCGCTTTTTTTCTTTTTCTGTTGTCGCATATTCCTCAGATGTATTCAAATTTGAAGTAGAGACGTGCTTTTTGGAAGAACCGCTATGCTCAAAAATGCTAAAAGTTGTTCTTTGATACACGGCATTTTTTATAGAACGAGACGGATTTTTTACAAAGCCTACACCTTTTTTGCCATAAAGCGGATTTGTAGCGCGTTTCACAGAACGCTTTATGCGCCCTGTCGTTCTGGCTTTAATGGATTTTTTAAAAGAAGGCTTTCGCGCACCAAATTTCATTGAGTATCACAACCTTATTTGATTTTGGAGGATTAAAATGGAAAAAGAAAAGTTGACAACTATAAAAAATAATGAGAAAATAAAAACAGACAAGCGAAAAGAAAATGAAGCGCTTGCAATTTCTTTACTTATGAAACTAAATGCAGAGCAACTTGACGCTTTTATAAATTATATAAAGGAGCGCAAACCATGACAGAAAACTTATATGAAGAAAACAAAAAATTAAAGCAGGAACTACACGATACAAGAGATGAACTGCGCCGCCAGCGCGACATGGTACTTTATCAAATCATAACGTGGTTTTGCTTGGGAATCTCGCTTACAAGTACGGCTGTTATTATAGTAGTAAATATTATGAAACATTTAATGTAAAAACAGTCCTATAATAGCCGCAACGGCAGCTATTGCGCCAGATATTGAAGCAATAACGCCGGAGACGGCAGCAATTCGCGTATAAGAATGCGTTTTAGCTGCTTCATAGGCATCAATCTTTTTGCACCCGTCATTGGTAATGATGTAGACTTTCTTGCCTTTGCTTTCCCCTTTTGGCACCACTCCCATACAATCCAGAAGCCCTGCTTGGCAAAGCTGTATAAGGGCATCGCGGTTCTCATCCGTTGCGGCGATGCCCCCGCTTCGTTGCGCTTCTTTTAGCAGCTTTATGCCTGTTCGTGTATCCATCATTTTTCCCCTGTCCAGATTTTAAACATCTCTATTAGTTTGTCAAGGTCATCGTCTGACGTTGACTTTATTAATTCAATAGCATATTTCTGCTTTTCGGTAAGCCCATCGCCTTGTGCGGTGGGCTTTTCTTTTTGCGCGGCATCATCGCCTATGAGGTCATCTACGGTAACACCTAAAAACTCCGCTATAACTGGCAGCTTAGACTTTCGCGGCTTTGTTCTTCCTGTGTTCCACTGGCTGTATACCCCGTTGCTTACGCCTAAGTATTCGCACAAATCAGACCCGTTTTTTTGCTTTTTGTTAAGATAGTAGTTTATTTTGTCTATAGTCTGCATTTTACAAAACATCCTTTTGTGCAAAATGCTATTTTACTATTATTTCTAAGAAACCTATTTACAAACTTAGAAAACTTAGTTATAATAGAAACATAGCTTGACGGCAACAGCAAAGCAAAGGCCACAAAATAGCGGTCTTTAGAAAATTATTGTTTGTCGCAATTCAATAATATCTAATCGCAGCTTAGTTGTCAAGATATAAAACTAAGTTTTGGGAGGTGTTTTAATGAAGCAGTACACGCAGTACAAGAGATTGCGTGAAAAGGCCGGGCTTACGGTCAAGCAAGTTATGGAAGCGCTGGGTGTTTCCGATGCAACGGTTTACTTTTGGGAGACCGGCGTAAACAACCCCACCGCAAGCAAGCTGCCCGCTCTCGCCAAGCTCTACGGCTGCACGGTAGACGACCTTTTAAGAAAGGAGTAACCCCATGACCAAGAACGAACTGCAAGCCATTTATTACGCACTTTCCAACGCAAAAGAAGTGCTTGTATGCATGGCAAGCCCGGACTACCCACGCGGGAAATTTGCGGATGAAGATCTGCGCAACATGAACTACGAGCTTTTGCACATGTGCATAAAAGTCCGTGAAAAAATGGATGCCCTCGAAGATGGTGGAAAGCAATGACAAACATCGGCTTTACGGCATTGCTAAAAAGCAAAGGCTACAATAAGCAGCGCCTTGGGGAAGTATGCGGGCTGTCGCCCACACAGATGTCAAACCGCATCAACGGTGCCAGCGATTGGCGCTGGCCGGAGGTTAGCAAGGTCTGCGAGGTGCTCGACATCACGTATGACGATTTCGCCAGCTTTTTCCCTGCTGGCAATGTCAGGCCAGCGCAGTGCAAACCTATCCGCGAGGAACGCATCGACAACTTTCTTGCAGAACTCCGCGCAATCCTTGTTTAGCTATGGATTTGCAAGGCGGGGCGTGGCCGTGGCAAAGAGATGCAATTATGCGCATAGCTGGGCAAGGGCATGGACGTGCGGCGCGGCGAAAAACAGCGGCGTTGAATCGAAAAGAATGGCCGCGGCACAGAAAAGCAACCGATTTTATTTAGAACAGGAGAATTTACAATGAAAGTCAAAATCACACTTTTGGAAGAAGTTTTAGGCAGCAGCCCCAGCAATGAAGAACTGCTGGCAACCTACATCGCCAGCAAGGCACCGACGGACAACCTTACTGCCGAAGAGGTGGACAACATCAAGGCGCGGAACGCCGAAGACCGCATCACGGTTTTTCCGAAGACTGCTGACGGCACGCCATTCCTGTACGACTATCAGGTGAAAGGTATGCTCAAGGATTCCTGCAAGATGCTGGCAAAGGCGGGCAAGGCAGGCTATGCAGGCGGCAAAGCCTGTGCAGCTATCAAGGCGTACAAGCAGGCCATCGACGGCTTGATTTTCGTTTATCCGCGCAAGATTCCTTATGACCTGCATGGACTGAAGATGGACTACTGCGAACGCCCGCTCCGGGCACAGACCCCGATGGGCGAACGCGTCAGCATCGCCAAATCGGAGAGCGTTCCTGCTGGTTCTACCGTAGAGTTTGAGATTGAATGCCTTGATGACAAGCTGGAAGATATGGTTCGTGAATGCCTGGACTACGGCAAAAAGCGCGGTCTTGGACAATGGCGCAACAGCGGCAAAGGCCGTTTTGAGTGGGAGGAAGTAGAAGAATGATGACCGCAGCAGCAACAAAAAATTGCCGCCACTGCGCTGGCACGCAGAGACGGCAGAAAAAACAGAGCATCGCTAAAAGCTCTACCTGCATTTTACCACTTGCCCGCTTTTCCGTCAAGCTGGCCATCACCGCCGATTTGGTGCTGCTGTTGGCCGCTGTCGGCTCTCTCAACATCCCCGCCGCCCTCACTGCCCTGCTGGCGCTGAATCCGCTGTGCGGGCTGTATTTTAAGGATGTATCCCGCCATGAAAATGTATAAAGGTTTCGACAAAGACCTGAAATGCCGTGACTTCCAGTACGAAATCGGCAAGACCTACGAAGAACCAATCGCCGAACTGTGCGAGAAAGGTTTTCACGCCTGCGAATATCCGCTGGATGTGTTGAAATACTATGCCCCAGGCGATATGAGCCGCTACTGCGAAGTGGATTTGGACGATGTGAGCGACAAGAAAAGCAGCGAAGACAGCAAGCGCTGTGGTAAAAAAATTGCTGTAAAAGCAGAAGTCGGAATTGCTGGGCTTGTAAAAGCCGCCGTTGAGTACACGATGGAGAAAACCATCCCGGAAGAATCTGAACACGCTACAGGCTGGCAGGGCGCGGCATCTGCTACAGGCAAGCAGGGCGCGGCATCTGCTACAGGCGAGAAGGGCGCGGCATCTGCTACAGGCGAGAAGGGCGC